TGATTGTCTCGTTCATAAAAAACCTCGTTATTATTGATTATAATATCATCTGTAGCATAAATATAGGTTATTTTCGTCAAACATTGCTTTTAACGGGTTTCTGTTTCGGTAAAAGTAACTACTTTTTTAACGGAGAATCTTTCTTGTGTTGTCTGCATCAATCTACCGTGTTTATCGACCATTCGTTCTGGTAAGAGATATGCCGAAACATTCAATGTAAATGTGGTTTTTACTAAACGGTCTTTTTCCACAGGTAAACTATTATCCATTTTATATTCGTCTATTCTGGTACGGAATTTATACCGATTACGATCACCCCAGTATTCATCGTCTTCAAATGACACTTGTTCTATAAGTTTATTCATTTGTTCCATGTATTCTGTCCAAATCACACATTCGTAAGTAAGATCAAAATAATCGGGGGTGACCGTAGTAATGTATTTTTTTACGGGTTTAATCCCGTTTACCGCAGCAAATCTGTCATACGGATTGTATTTATTCCATCCCGTTTCAAATGTCCGTTCCAAATACTTATTTACCGATGAATTTCTGTCTGTACTTTTCTTCATACCCGACCGACGAAGCATAATTAACGGTAATTGAATTTTACCTTTATAATCACGAAGTACACCATCTGTTTGAACGCTTTTCCATCGTTCTGGATTTCCATAAATAATAGGTACTTTAACTTGTCGATTGTCTTGTGTTACCAAAGGACGAATTCGTTGATTTAAATATTGTATAAGTGTTTCATCAATATTCATTAATGTGATGGTAATAGGAGCTGAATTGTCCCCATCAGATTTTATATCAAGTCCACGATTTTGTTCGGTATCTGGTATATCTACTCCGGAATTATACTCAGGGAGTTTGTTTGCCGTTTGCTTACTGTAATCAGCCATTTGCACCTGGTTCCTCAATGTTTAGACCACTGATACGAGTTAAATGTGCATCACATAAGATAGATAACGAATTGTGCGGTTGTCCGGCAACATATTGTGTATCATTCATGTTATCAATTTCATAATAACTGTCGTCGTACTTAATAATATCACCAATTTCAGGATATACTTGTACTTCTTCTAATAATTTACGAGCAAATCTAAATTCAACAGCTTGTTCAATATCTACACCAAAACCAGATGTAGTATCTGCGATATTTTTCTTGTACTTGACCAATGATTTTAATTCAACTCCTGTGTATCGTGCTTTTTCTGTTGCTTCACCATATAAATTTACGGTGGTGGTATCCATGGAAATCTTATATAAAATAACATCCACATCCACGATGTTATTCATAATTTCCCGATTAAAATGTTGAAATAAATTAAAATCACGATCTGTTACAAAGCGTGGCATATATTATCCGATATAAATTAAAAATGGTGTTTTTTGATATATTTTTTGCATCATTTCGGCATTTTCTGCTTGTTTTTTCATTTGCGCTTGTAAACCAGTTTGTTCTAATGTTTCTCGAATTTCTTTTACGAGAATTTCTTTTTCTTCACGACGAAGTATATCACCGTCCAATTTAATAATTGCATCTGGGATGGGAATGTTTTCATATTTACTACGAATATCTCCCAATGTTTCTTTTGCTAATGCTAATGTATATTTGAATATCCATACTTTACCAATAGAATTAATAGTAGTATATGGAATATGATTGTATGGAATATTAGAATAATCAGATACAATGTTACTAGATGAATTGTATGCACTACCCGACGATTGCTTATCGTCCACCACCATATAATCAAACCAGACAGTTGCATTTTGTTTGAATATTGGAGAAAACCGTACAACATTATTAGATACTTCAAAATTATATTGACTTTTACGAATTACATCATTTATTTCAATTGCTTGAATACGAAGAAGATCTTCGTAGGCTGGCATCATCACGAAGGTAACCGGTGGAGAATATCCATCGAATCCAAATTCACTCATGAGATTAGTTAATCCTAACCCTGTTGTTGCGAATGGATCATAATATCGTGCAACTGCGGATGGCATATAATGGTAAATACGACGAATTTCTATTGCCTTTCCATTTTCATATGGGTTTGCCCACAACGATTTTAAATCATATGATTGCGTACCAACTGAAGCAGAAATAAATCCTTTTTTAACTAAGACATTTCCACCAGATTGTGCTTCTGTACCATACTGGGAAGATAATTTTATTATTTGTGGTAGTGGAGATCCAATAATATTTTTTTGTGTAATTGAATTTATCGTAGACATACCTTGTAATGTTAACATATGTTCGCGTGCTTGAAACTGATTAACTTGCGAACCATACGTCATTACCGCTTCTTCAAAACAAGTATATAAGATTTTATCTACTAATTCAACATCAACAACAGGATACCCAAGCCGACGAGACACATATTCTGCTGCGCGTGGAGCATCACTTTGAAACGATGCCTCATCGTCAAATATTCCAAAGGCAGTAATTCCACTGGGGTTGCTGGGGCTACCATCGTAAATTACTGGATCATCACTCAATATGGCCATAGTAATCTCATAAATAAAAGAACTCTAAACTATAAATAGTATTAGATATACTATAAATAATAAAAGAGGGTGACTTTTCAGCCACCCTCCGTTATTTTCCTACTTTCCTACAATTTTCCAACTATGCCACTGTTCGATTAGACAGTTTGTAATCCATCGATAAAGATTTTTCCGAAGAATTCTGGACGGACAATCTTCTTGGCGTAGCGGGTCATTACACCTCTACGTGGTGTGAAGTTGTTCGGATCATAGACCAACGGAGTCATGATGAGTGGGATATATGGAGCGTATACTGCACCAGTTTCGAGGAAGTTACTTCCACGGAAGCCCAACAACATCACATTTTCTGTCATGTATGGGTTCTTATAGATTGTGTAACGATTTTGGAATGAACCAACCTTAGTTACACCACCTGCAAATTCCATCTTATCACCATCTGTTGCTGCCATGAAGCCAGGAATGGTTTCAAGAACTGTTGCTACGGTTGGTGAACACACTGCGAAGTTAGCACCACCACGCATCGTGAGCTGATGAATCTTGTTGCTGACCTTTTGCATCTTCTGACCAAGTGTTTGGAACCAGGTCATACTAGTCCAAGCTTGACCAGCGAGTGTTGCACTTGTTACGAATGCTGAACCATTCCATACCTTACCAACTTCTGCATTCCAGAATTCAGTCGTTGTTGCATTACTGATTAACATATCAAGGATTTCAAGATCAATTTCCGTTGAAATGTAATCACTTAACATTGCTGTGAGTTCTGCTTCTGCATCAACTGAATGGTATGCGTTCAAGTCTTGTGCAAGTTCTGGTGACCAGACTGCCTTCAACTTACGGGTCTTAGCAACGATTGTTTCGGAACGGAGTTCCAAATCAATCTGTGGAATGTTTAGATTACTTACTGAATTATCACGATCTTCAAAGTCACCACGAGTGGTTTCTGTTGGTTGCTTACTAAATTCAACTGCGGTGATTGTTGCGGCCGCGGCTGCTGAACCACTGAAGATGAATGTAACAGTTGTTCCATCGTACTTAGTAAATTCTGGAAGTTGTGCACCTGTAAGCGCTGATGTTGCACGGAATGAACGCACTGCGTTGAAATCCGCGTTTGAGAAACTTACTGCTGGAACAGAGAACTTGAAGAATGATGTAAATGATGATGAGAAATCACTATTGTAATTTACATCACCGTATGAAGATACGGAAGATGATCCAATTGCTGGAGCGAGTGTTAATGTATTATCGTTTACTGAGTATGCATATTCACCAGCACCGTAGAAACCACCACGCGGAAGTGTACCCGAACCGGAGGTAGTGCCATAAAGTGAACCACCCGCGGTCTTACCATTTACTGAACTTGCGTACTTGAAATCCATGAAGAATACCAAACCAGCTGGTAAGTTCATTGGTTGTACGGATACGAAATTCTTCGATGCAATTGAACCAAAGACCTTACGGACTAAGGGAAGCGGTACCTGTACCACCTGGGTTTGTTGTTGTTGCTTCTGAAAGAAGTTGTTGTGCTTGATTTTCAAGCATTACTGCCATGCCTTGTTTTTCGTGGCCAGCCAAACCTTCAAGAAGGCCTGACTTGTCCCACTTACCAGCCAATTGGCGTGTCTTTTCGACTACGATTCTATGCGCTGATCCGGCATCATCTAAAAATTGTTGTACATTTGCCATTGTTGTATTCTCCTAAAAGATTATAAAATTCCTGCTAATTGTTGTAAACGCTTTGCAACTGAATTTTCTTCTAAGATTTCTTTCTTAGGAGCCGTACTCTTGGTTGGCTTACTTGCCAAACCTTCAGTTACAATTTTTGTTGACTTACGACTAGTCATTGCCTTAGCTGTTGAGTTAAGGGTTTCAACTAATGTCGTATAGACAATCTTAACTTCGCGTACTGTAGTTGCACGGTCAAAATTTTCTACAATAGCGATCTTTTGTTCGTTCGTTAAACGATCATTACGGAATAACTTGTTTGTGAACAAAAGTTTTGCATTAAGAAGGTTTACTTCGTGTAGCTTGCCTCGTAGGAGTTGTACAGCCTTACGATATTCTGCAAGTTCAGTTTGAAGTGCTTCCATCTGAGCCATTATTGATGCGTTATCTTGGTGATCTTCTTCACCTTCTTGATTACCATCGGCTTCTAATTCACGGAGAATTGCTTCTAAATCTAATTCTTCTTCTCCACCTTCTTCTTGGTCGTGCATTTCTGGTACTTGGAATCCGTGAGCCTGTTGACCCTTCATAGGATCAACCATTTCGTCTTCTTCTGTACCCATTGGAGCATTTGCTGAAGCGGTTGGCTTGTCGTCACCCGTTTTCTGCATTGTCATTGTGTGCTTCATTCCTGCTGCTGGCGGGGTTTGTTCCTTTGTAGTTGTATCTACCATCGAATCATCATCTTCCGAATCTTCTTCGTCCCCTTCTCCCTCG